TTAATCATTTTTATTAAGACTATTTCTTGAGGTGATAGTCGGCGGTAATACATTTGCACTCGCATTTGCTACCTTTGCTTCAATGAATAGTGTTGTTGATCCAGAAACAACTGCCGAAGAAACATATTCAGCTGTTTCCGGAGTCAGAGCGTCAATCATTATTTCATTTATTTGCTTAACTTTATCAAATTTATCGGATGTAGGTAGGCCATTGATAGTCATTGATTTTAGTATTTTCTTCAATTCTGACATTTCAGCAGTAACATTATTCACTGCAGTTATAACTTGACCCAATTGGTCTGGATCAAATAATGCGCTACTTCCATACCTGTTTTTACATATCTCATACCACCAATCTCTTTTCTGTATTATAAATTTTCTCTTATCTCGATTGTTTCCAAAGATGTCATGGCAAGAAGCACATAGAGGTGCGGCATTTTCGAAGTTATCAGACCCCCCATCACTTTGGGGTTCTATATGGTGAACTTGTACAGAACCTAAAAACTGTTCACACATACAACAACGAAAAGCAGAACGTCGTTTAACTTCGAGCTTTAGATTTTCAGTAAATGGCATAAAATCACTCCAAGTATTTGTATCCAGCTTCAACTGTACCCTTTTTGTTCTTTGTAAATATAAGGATTCGTCAAAAAGTAATGTTTGTCCTGCTATAACATAAAAACCCAGCTATGAAAACCGGAGCTGGTTGTTTAATGTTAATAAATTTATTTTCAGCCTTAATCCCATACCCTCTTAAGAACCCACATTCCCTGATAATTATATCTCCGTCCCCCTGGCCTTATCCATGATCCTCTTGGTGGCCTCAAACGAACCAAGGTTCTCCATGAAAAACCGGTACCGCCTGGCAACGCTCTCTATGTCGATCACCTTTGCTTGATCTGATGCATAGGGTTCGGTAAGCGCAGCTTTTAATTCTGCCAATAAACTTTCCAGAAGCTGCTTATGCTCAGACATAAAAAACCCTTACATGGAACATTGTTTTGGGGGTATTATATCAGACTGGGGGATGGGGGCTCAAGAATATTTAAGGATCTTATGCAAACAGAATGCCTGCAAACTATTGACATTAAAGATCCTTTATTATAATGTAAAATTTATTATTAATAAATATATTACATAATAAAAATACTACAAAATTACAGGAAGGGTGAAACGATATTGTTATATGACTGCGATATTCGTACAGCCCTTAAGGATAGACTATTAAAAGAATTTGCTAGCACTAATACAATCATCGTCGATGAACTCCCAATCTGTTGGGGAGATACAAGGATAGATATTGCAGTAGTTAATTGTAGCTTGCATGGATATGAAATAAAAAGTGATAGGGACACATTAGATCGTTTACCCCGACAGGTTGAATTGTATAATAAGATATTTGATTCACTTACGCTTGTTTGTAGTCATAAACTAGTTTCTAAAGCTAAAGACAAAATCCCTGAATGGTGGGGCATACAAATCCCTTTGTATGATAACGATACACCTTTTAGTATACGATTTGAAAAAGAAAGAGATCCACAGCCTAATGAGCATGTGGATCTGCGTAGTCTAATTGAATTGACCTGGAAAGAAGAGGCTATTACAATTCTTGCAGATCGCGGATTGGCTCGTGGTTATCGCAATCGCCCAAGGTGGGATATTTGGGATCGTATTATTGAGACTGTGGATAAAATTGAACTTAAGGAAGCTGTTCGCGAATGCCTCAAGGGCCGGCAAGGATGGCGGGAACCTGAGACACTACAAAGGTTATGTGCTGATTAATATCGTTTGAAACCCAATTTGTTGAGTTACCAGGACCCCAAACACCATCAGCACATTGGCGTATTCTGTTTTCTCCGAAGCTGTATTGATCCCCACGAAAAAATTGAGCGTTTGCAATAACCAGTGCCTGGGTTTGGCGCTGGTTATCTCTTTGTCTAGCACGATGCCCTTTAATTACAAACCATTCATCATCTATCGTATATTTTATCTTTGGGGCCCCCTGATATGGTACTTCCCGAAATTCGCATGGAATAGTAGTATAGTCACCAAATAATAAGTGCTCAAAATTATGGAGACGATGTACATGGTTCCATAATCTCCAGTCATGGCGAGGAATACGTTCATTAGCATCAGTACCGACATAGTCACCAATGCATGGAATAGCACCACTTAAGACAATTGATCTATGATAATCATTTCCAAATTGACGAACTAAGGTATCTAATACTCGAGTTTTTGCTTGAATAGCCCCATTTGAAACGTCTCGTAAATCAATGATTAAATCGACATCTGTTATATCAATTCCTAAGTCATTCATCATTTCTTGAGCGTCATCAGCAGCCGTATCTTCTTCGTTTTCGGTTATTCGCAAAGCCAAATTTCTAAATAAACCATCAGTATACGCTTGCTGAATTGTCACAAACAATTCTTGATCCATGTTAACATTAAAAATCGGTATTGGTTCCAAATTCCGTTGTTGTGCCGTTCTAAAAAGTTCTTGCGCCGGATGATCAATCCCTGTAGGCACATTATCAAAATTAACCGCAGAAAGGTCTAAATAGAAAGGTCGGCCAGCTCCCCAATCATTGATTGCATTAGTACAGAAATCTGCAACCTTTCGGTCATCATAGTCACAATCGGGTGGAAATTCAATGATGGGAGATATTTGGTCTTTTACTGTTGTCTCTAAATTTGTCAGTGCACCTCGTTCACCAAGTTTCCAACGTAATACTGGGAAATAAATTGGCATTTCACATCTCCTTTTTATAATATCCCTTTGGCGTTATTAAACATCGCCTCAATACATTCACCACAGACATTTTTCCCTTTAAAATGTTTTATGTTGTCTGCGCTGCCACAAAAGGTACATGCGGGCTCGTACTTCCTTAAAATAATCATTTCACCATCAATAAATATTTCTATGGGGTCCTTCACGTCAATGCCTAAAGTACGCCTTAATTCAATAGGCAAAACAATGCGCCCAAGGTCATCGACCTTTCTAACAATACCCGTTGCCTTCAATTTTATCCCACCTTTGACAAAATCCATAAATTACAATAATATAGTACCAGTAATTTATAAATGTGTAAATACTTATAAGGTTTTTACCTTGGCATTATTTATTAGATATACGAGGAGGAGGACAAGAAATGGCAAGGAGGCCACCAGATCCTAGAGTAAACAAAACTTTCTGGTCAGAACAGTATGACAAAACCGGACAACTACCTATAACTTGGTTAATAAATAGTTTATCTTTAAAGCGGGCAGCAAATATTATTTTCAATCAATGTCTAGAAGATTTTGAAGCAAAAATATCTTCCGATCCAACTGATTCTAAAAATGAATGGCCGTTAACAAGTATTTATATGCTTCTATCAGGTTTCGCCCTCGAAAATCTCTTAAAGGGAATTTACATTGGACGAAACCCGACCTTCGTTATGGAAGGTAAGCTTAAAAAATGGAGTAGTAAGTCAGGACACGAACTATTAGACTTAGCGGAGAAAACGAAATTCGAATTATCAGAGGATGAGACTAATCTACTTGAGAGACTTACAGAATTTGTTGTCTGGGCAGGGAAATATCCTATACCGAAGCAGTTTGAAAACAATATGCCTCGTCAGTGCCAAGGTGGTGGGTATGAACCACCTACTTTTTTGTTTTTAAAAAAAGATCCTGAACTATTCGATAGCCTTTTTGAACGTTTATCTAATATTCTTCAGGATGAATTTTCTTCCCGGCATAAAAAATAGATTTAATCGATCCAATAAAGGAAAATTTTATGACTAAAAAACACAAAACCCCCGGATTTATCCGGGGGTTTTGTTTCACATGTAATGTCCTATCTCGGGCCTAGGCACTGGCTCTGCTAAAAACAGAAAGGTTTCGCCTTTATCTCTTGCGGCTGTGAGTGCGGTCAAATTACTATCATAGATCAAGTAAAGTAAAAAAAGGATATTTTGTATTGAAATATAAATTTATAAATATGAGTTATTTATTGGTTCAAAATACTTTATTCGGAGATGATATATTATTATGTTCAAAAACTTAAAAAAAAATTTGGATGATTTATCCAAGAGTGTTACAGAATCTGGTCTTGCAATAGGGGCTTCATTTGTTGGTGAAGTATTTATCGATGGCTTTGTTGGTACATTTTTGCCAGGTATCCCTGCTGTTGTATTAAGTTACAAACAAAAAAGAATGGAAAGAAATATTTTTGAAATAATAAGTCAATTGAGCAATAAAATTGATATTCTACAAAATAGATGGGATACTTTGCATGTCAGCCGTAAAACATTGATTAAGGAAAAATTTGCTGGGTTAATCTGCGATTATGTAATTGATGAGAAGGAAACATCTAAAATTGAATTTATGGCAAATGGTTTTGTTAGTATACTTCAATTAGATGAAACAATAAGTGAAAGTAAGATTATTGAATACTATGATATATTAGATAGGCTTAGACATATAGATATGATAATCTTATTAGACTATTATACAGGTAATTACGATGATACTCTTGATGGTTACGATAAATATTTAGAATCCAGAAACTTATCGCATGGTGACTATGAATATATTAAGAATAAGTTAGAGGATTTAAGATTGTTGGAATCAGATAGGCTCATAAAACATGAAGAATTTTTTAGTGAATTAGCTAAAAGATTTGGCAAATATAATCAAAGAAGTCCGCAAGTCCCTAACCATTTTTCATATTTTATAACTTCACTTGGTAAGGAAGTAGTATATTTTTTTACTTTGATTTCTGAAAATAAATAATTAATACCAATTATTATAGTCTGGCGGGCTTCTCCTCCAGGTTCCCATGGTAAAACAGAAAAGCCCCACTCCGGAGAGCAGGGCTGTTATTTCTCTTAATTATATTTAGTTATTCCGTCAGGCGGCTCATTCGCCGGCTTAAAGTATTGTACCAGTTTGTCCTTTAATACCTCATATCCAAATGCGGTTGTAACGATGGTTGACATTACAAAAAATATGGGCTTGTAATTGGCATCCGCCAGGGTCAAAAGCGACAATATAAACAGTGTCCCGAAGTATGGCAAAAGGCTCGTCTTTATAAATTTCAGTATCAGGCTGCCCTGAAACTCTCCTTTGGCTATGGCCAGAATCCAGGTAATCACCGCATCCCCGACAATGGCAAAGAACGCTATTTTCAAAGCCAGCATCACAGCAGGGTCAAACATGGCCAATAAAAATGCAAATGCAAGTCTAAGATCTATCATTTTTCAAAACCTCCGGATTATTATTTGTAGTAACCTCTTCCACCAGGGCAGAGGCTTAATTTGTTCGCGTAAACAGTACAGCTTTACCCAAAAGAGTGCTTCATACTTCGAGGGCGTTTCATGGCCATCACCCTTTCCTCCATTGTATTAATCCCCAAACTGCAAGCACAGCGTAAACGGCAAATAAAAAAGCCTGGGCAAAAAGCCCGGCCTTAAAGTCGATGAATGCCCACGCAAGATTTGTCCCCAACCAGATCCCGAAGCACCAGGGCTTCTTGTAGATGTTGGCCACCACGCCTATGATGGCTGCTATGGTTATGAGCCATGTCCAGATCAAATAATCACTCCTTTTTAGCCGGCGTAATAGTTTTAGCTCTCGCGTCGTACTCTATCTCGCACTGAGTACACCACCAGAGTCGCTTCCGCTGCGGGTTAGCGATAGGCATCATGCCGGCCTCACATTCAGGACACCGCACGTGAGCACCCCCTTGTTTTAGCCTTCCCAGCGCGCCATTTCGCCGCGGGAATCTACGTGTACAAAACCCTGCCCACGGTAGATTCCTATCCCGTCCGCGCCCACCTGTTCAGCTGCTCTCGCTATGCTGTCAAGGTCAATCCCGCTGACGCTAATATCTGCCGCCTTGCCATATAGGTGTTGGCTGTCACCCACGCCACCACAATCGGCATTGTGGGCAGGACATCTGTTACCGCTGTAAACGGTTATCGGGCGCAGGAACCGCGCTCTAATGCCCTCCAGTATGCCAATCAGAGGAACATCGACGATCATCTGCCCGCACCCGCACCGGCAGGCTAGTTCATCCTCGCTGAAATGCTTGGAAATCATAATGAATCCCTCCCTTCAAGTGGTTGTGTTGCTTGTGCCTGTGTAGTCTGTTTTGTGGTTGTCGTTGTCGTGCCTCCTGTTTGTGTGACACCGGTAACAATGCGCCGTGCCGCGCCGTATGTATTAGTCAAAAACCCTGGCAGGACATCCATATTTTCAGACGCTTCCCGCAGGAATTTACTGCCACCAGACACAACCAGAGCGGTAAATATCCACCCCTCGTATTCGTGGTCAAATGTAAATTCAAGCGCGCTGAATAATGAGTAATGACCTCTCCAACAAGCGACAAAGCCTACTGCAAAAACAATCAGGTATGCAATAGGCTTCTCGATTTTGTCAGGCAACCACGGGATTTTTATCATACCAAGTTGGATAGCATAGGTCAGTTTGTCGGCCATCACAGAGAGGATGACAAGCCCTACAAAGGGGATCAACAGGCTGGAAAAGCTAGAGTACAAGTTATCACCCCGCTTTTAATGCAAGAGTAGCAAGTATCCCCAAGAGAAACATAAGGAAGCTAAAAACAAAAGTCGCCCAGTTGGGCAACCTATTGCGAATACCATTGACCGCGCTCCATACGTCCTTCAACTCATCCTGAATTTTGTCTGTACGATCAAGCACGACTTTGATTTCAGAGCAACAATCCTCGTTATGTGATTGTCCCCTCATGTGCATATTTGTTGCGGTCAATGATAATTCCACCCCCTGGTAACAAAAATAACCGCCCCTTGGCGGCAAGTTATTTCACGTGGAATAATGTAGTTTAAATCACACTGTACTTCAGCCTGGCCTTACCGGTCCAACTCCCAATCACATACGTGAACTCCAAGTACCTACCGCCGGCAGCGTTACCAGCTGCAATGTTGGCATAGACCCTGCCTCCATCTACCATGGCCGCCACAGCATTCCCCTGAGAGGTCCCAGCCCAGTCAAAGATCTGATGCGTGGCGCTGCTAATGACCAAAGCCTGCCCATCGCTTCTTGATACCTGGATCCCTTTTTGCAGCACTGTGCCGCGGTACATATCTTTAGAATCAAAAACATCAGCCTGCATTTAGATCAGCTCCTCCACGGTTAGCACTTCAGGAGAGGCAGCAGTATTCAAAGCCTCCGGTAGCGCTGTTGTTGTTAGCGGGTCCGACAAGACTTGGACGCTTAAATAATATGGCGATCTCCGAATAATTGTTATCGACCCGAAGACCTCTACGGAAACTATGCTAGATAAGGCTATTACCATAGGCCAGGATAATATAGGTATCCCAAAGGCTTCTGCCGAAGCGATTCCATCTGGCAATATCGTCGATATGATCTCCGGTGTCCCGAAGGCTTCTACACTAGCAATCCCACCAGGAAGCAATGTTACTGCTCCAGGCATAATTTCTAGTACCCCAAAGGCTTCGGCACTTGCAATTCCGGCAGGGTTAACAATAGCCGATCCGGGGTTCGCCGTTGGAAAACCAAAGGCTTCGGCACTTGCAATCCCGGCAGGGCTTATGAATGATCCTGCCACCAGGACTTTAGGTACTCCAAATTCCTCTGCACTAATTATCCCGGCTGGAAATATTGAAACTGTGCCAGGGATTATCGTTAAATTACCGAAGGATTCTGCTCCGGCAATTCCTGTTGGATTAACGGAGACTGTTCCCGGTATTAAAGTTGGATTATTGACAGATCCTTCACTTGCTATTCCTCCTGGGCTGATAATAACTGTACCAGGAGTTACCGCAGGATTACTGACTGCTTCGGCACTTATAATACCCGTTGGGTTAACAATAACTGAACCGGGAATTATCGTAGGAGTATTAACGGCTTCTGTACTTGCAATGCCTGTAGGACTGACGACTACCGTTCCAGGGATTAGCGTTGGGCTACTGACGGATTCAGTACTTGCTACGCTAACAGGCAATACGGCTTGATTAACCTTTCCCGTACCAAAGGCTTCTGCTGTTCCAATGCCTGCCGGAATTAATGCAACCGGTCCAGGTATTAGACTTACATTTCCGAAGGCCCCACCACTAACTATGCCCGATGATACTATCGAAACAGATCCAGGCATTATCGTTACTGTTCCAAAAGCCTCAATGCCTGCAATGCCTGTTGGATAGACCGTTTGTGGAGGAAACGAAACCGTTGGAGTCCCAAACGCTTCGCCCGAACCAATACCTGACGGCGTAACCGTTACCGCTCCCGGCGTAAGCGTCGGAGATCCGAAAACCTCAGCAGATCCGATATTCCCTGCCCCGGTGATATTCTGCGTCGGAGGCGTATAATCAACCGTGACCTTGACATAATCGCACGACCAGGTTATCGCGGTATTAGAAGTTTTCCTGTATCCCGAAAGCCTTAACTTCATCCCGCCAGCCTGAGTATTGTCGTTTATTTCAGCAACACTCCAGGTCCCGGCAAGCGCACTGCTCACGACGGTCTCGGAAAGGTTCATACTTCCCACAAGTTCAGTCCCGCGCAGCGTCGTGTTAAGGATAGGCTGGAGTGAAATATCTGCCGCTGTGCTTCCGGTTGTGTCGGAGTTGTAAAGCATTTCGAAGGTTACGCTGTTGATCGTCGATCCGGTCGGGATGGAAAAACCGAAATTGTAATAGTCAGTGATCACATGGCTGCTTTTTGCGGGTGCACAAGTCGCGAAAGCCGTATCGTCCGCGTGCGCGTTGTTTGGGTTTGTCCAGCCCGTTGTAATTAGTGCATTAGATCCTGCGTATCTAACCTGTTGTAATGACAAAGGGGCCTACCCCCTTTCTTTTCCCTCCTTTATAACTTAAAGATTTTGTTGGCTCCGTCGTCCCACTGTACCGTAATATCCCCACCATTCGGGGTTACCGGCAGTCCAGTTGCCGAATCAATGTAGGCAACCAGGGGTGAAGTCGCAGCATCTCCTGTATCCTTATAAACAACAATAGCTTCGCTCACATCTCCGGTAACTGCACTAAAGGTTGCATTGGCCGCGTCTGCCACTCCCAGGGTAGAGGTTTTGGTTCCCAGGATGCCTGAAGTTGCTACCCTTGCTCCTGCAGGAATGTCGGATAAAAACTCGTGGACGTCAATCTGCAGGGTATAATCTGCAAGATCAACCAGGACTGCCTTGAAGTCGTCTGTTAACCAATGGAAGGTACCTTCCAAAAACTTCTGTCTTCCTTTGCCGTACAATGCGTTTGACATTCAAATCACTCCTCGTTTTTAAAATTAATAGGTTACCCTAAAATACTCAATAGTTGCAACAAAGTCACTGGCACTATCAAGTCCACTCATTATAAGGCCAAAGTGAATAGGTGTTAGGATATGCACATAGTCTTCTGCTGAGGTTAAACAGGCAATTCCATGAACCTATTCCATTCACGCGTCTGTGCTTCAAACATAAAATTACCTTTTTATTAAAGCAGACTAAAGCGTAGAAGACCTTATGTCATTTGAAGATCTAACACATGGTCTTCTGCTCCTAAACACTTCACTTTCACGTTATCGTATTTTCCTTTTGTGGTGATAAGGTCAAATACCCCCTTTTTGCATCCCTCACAGGTATCTGATTGTATCATGTCAACCAAATATTCTTGTTCATCAATTATTATTGTGGCATTTTTACTTGGACTTAATAATCGCGATATCATCCTTAATAGTTTTTATCTCTCCTATCAATTTGAAATAAGCCTGTGCTACCGTAGGTTCTGTTTCAAACACCAAAAAACTACCGTCTAAATGATGTTGACACTCAACCGGTGCTTTATCCAAATTAGCTTCTAATATCTCCTGGATTTCTGAATCTTCCTGAAACTGTATGCTAATCTTCATCTAAATTACCTCCTTTAGGCCGAATATGTTGCAATCGTATCGTAACAAGACCATGATCCACAAGCATAAAAAGTACCCGCCGAGCAATCATAACTGAGGTTCGCAATACGTGCCCAAACTGTAAACACATCACCAATTGCACATGCAATGTCATCGCTATATACCCAATCTCCTCCTGATGTACTATAATGCTCAGTTCCAACTTCTACTCCATTTTTGCGTATCCGGAGCCAAGCATCTCGTCCTGAATCGTTCAGATGTAACATTGTTTTAATACGTATCGCACCATTAACTTGAGCTGTTATTGACCCTAGTTCAGTCATTTGACGATAGGTTAAGCTTGATATCAGGTGGTTATCGGGGTGACCCGTAAAAAGTGCACTTTCTGAAGGTCCTGCAGCTGCACCATGACAAGTACCTGCTACATTAAAAATATTAGCAGTAGACTTAATATTTGAAGCTATTAAATCAGCATCACCATACACCAAACCACTACCATCATGGTAACCTGCTACTATTGCCTGATCGCCCGCACCTGGAGTTATACCAACTCCACCACGAAAAGGCATTGTACCTGTAACTACTGCTCCTTGTACACAAGCATTATAACCAGTTAATATTATACCAGCTGTAGCATTTACTCCCGCAGTATTCATAATAGCAGTTGCACCTACTACCCCAAAAATATTTACACCTGCTCTAATGTTACCAGCCGCCAAATCGGCGTCGCCATATACAACACCAGCGCCACTATGTTTGCCTGCTGTTATTGATTGGTTACCTGTACCTGGTGTAATATTAACCGTACCCCTGTCTACCATTGTACCTGTCAACCCCGCGGAACCCGCCTTACTAAATACTTTGCCCGCAAGAACATCGGCAACTACAGCATCTCCTGTTGCCTCAACTACAGTACCCGCAACACCAAATATATTAACCCCTGACTTAATCTTAGCTGCAACTAAATCGGCGTCGCCAAGTACTTTACCGTCACCAACCGCACCACCATAATATCCTTGTGGTACAGCCTGATCCGCTGTGCCTGGAGTAAGAACTGTCGCTGAGCCAACCTTATTGGGCATAGTCCCTGTTATATCCCCAGCATCCACCGAAGCTTTTTTACCAGAGAGAAGGTCGGATGCTGTCGCGTCGCCGCTTGCTCCTTCACCCTGTACAATAAAATTTGTACCGTTGTGCCTCAGCGTGTAAATACTGCCATTCTTCAAATTGCCAGCCGACACATCGTTCCCGTTTGGTTTTTTTATGCCTTTTGCGCCGAGGTTGTTAACATTAATCGTTGACGCCCCAGTATTATCAATATTAATCTTAACGGCAATGGCCATGCCCTCGGTGTAAGAAGTAGGCGCCGGGTTAAGAGTCACCGCATATGTGTTTGCCGAACCTGATGCGATTGCGTAAGGTATATGTGGCACATTATCGGCCAAATGAGCAGCAAGGTCTAATTCTTTCGCAGCATTCTCATCGATTGCATCCAGTGCCGCCCGGTAATTTGCCCGAGTAACGTTTTCGTTCCCAAGGGGCCGCGGAATACCTAAGCGTGGACTATTTTCAGGCATTTACAACCAACTCCCCGTCTCAAAATTATCCCAGCTCAGAGCTAGGGCATCCAAGGCATCCCATGTAATATTTTCTGCATCCAGCTCATCCCATGTCATGTAAGTAAATTCATAAGTAACAGCCAGATGAGCAGGTTTAATTTCCTCGATGGCGGCCTGAACATCGACCAGGTTTATTGGTATCCCTCTGGTATCTACAAACTTAATCACAAAACTGTATGTTTCCGGGTGATCGATAACATCGACGGTGCCATAAACAAAGCTTTCAGCCACATTCTTTACAAGAGTGACATTAACCGTACCAATCCCACGGAGCTTGGAGATAATCCTGCTCCTGCGTTCATCGTAGGGCTTACCCTCTACCGTCTGCAGGTTCAGCATTTGCTCCCAGCGGTCCAGGCCCCAGGTGGCAGTCTCCACATAGAACTGACTCAAGATGTCAACCAGGCTGGTCTTCAGTTGGTCAAATTCCGGGCCTTCGGCGTCAATGACCGCCTTGTATGCTCGCGCCGTCTGGATGAACTGAGGAACATACGCCAGCATTACGTCGCTTCTCATGTAATTGTCACCGTCCCCAGTACCGCCACTGCATCAGCAGCCACCGCTACGTTGGTTGTTCCACCGTTGATTGTATAGTTTTGATAATCCGATACCCCTTCTGCGTCCAGGATTAAACTGCCGATGATGGCATAACTGACTTCGTTTTTAACGAAAGCTATACTTTTGAGATAATCAGTAATCGATGCCTGAGCTGCAGTTTGCACCTGGGCGAGAGTGTAACCAGATTCCAGGGTAACATCGGCAGATACGTTAATGGTCACTCCCGTGGCCGCCAGGACGGTTACAGTGGCACCGATAGGACGATTGGCCTCGATGTAATCCGTCACGTCCTGTACCAGGTCAGCGCTGGCCGGCTGCTTAATGCTGTCAATGACCACCACCTTAACCGTTCCATTTCCATTCCAGATTGGGAACACCTTAGCGTCACCGATACCGGACACTTCCTTGGCCCATTGCATGTAGTGTCCAGCGTTACCACTGGTGGGCGGATTTTGAACCCGTTCCAGCAGTCGGTCAAGAAGGTCCGTATCGCTTTCTGTGTCCGTTCCCCCTGTAATAGGATTGGCATTTGTTACCGCAGTTACCCCGGGAATTGATACCGGGATGGCCGTTATAGTTGCACCTGGCACATTCCCATTCGCTCCGGCTAGTACTGCCTCGATATCTGCGGTTACGGTGCCGCCCACGCCGATGGTTACCTGTGTGGTTGTTGCAAACTGTATTCCAGCCCCGGTAGAAAACAAAGATCCTGCCGATACAACCGTACCGTTGGAGCCAGTGATTGTTACTTGGCCGGCGGCTTTGGTCGCGGCCTTACGTGTCAAGCCGTGCTCTCCGGCACGGTAATCCAAGTACTGGCCGTAGGTGGTCTGAGCAAAGCCCAGAGATATAACCCGGTCAAGTTCGATATAGGACAGGGCTAATTCGATTGCGGCCGGTGATAGAGCATCATAATTAAAACTACCCTCACGCTTGTCTAAGTCGGAGGGTATCACGTCAAGCATCCGCTGTTTTATTGCCGCTGCTGTTTGCGCCTCATACAATTTATACACTCACCTCCTGACTAAAGGAGTTATCATCGAAAGTAATAACTGTAAACTCCACCTTGAGCCAGTCCCCACCGCGCTCAAAATGGAATTCCACGGCATCCTTAATCCGGTTGTCGTAGATCAGTGCCTCCCGTATGATTCTCTGAACTTCACTTTCAAGGACCGGTGAAGGAATATCCAGGCCGATAATATTCTCAAGTTCACATCCATACTGGAAGGTATATACCGGGAACCTGTAGCGAGTCGTCCGGATGGTCTTTTCAATCCAAACCTTAAGGGCTTCAATGCCTTCAACAACTTTTGGAGCCCCATCTATCATAATGAACTCACCATTTGAAAAATCAAAGACCAGTTCTTTGCCGTAGGTTATCTGCTGGGTACCGCTGCCCAAAACTGCCGAAACCGGGATGTCCGGGTAAAGACTACTCACCCATGATCACCACCTTATCCAATACAAGGTATTGCTGCTCACCGGGCAGGGCCATAACTGCAACACGGTCACCGGCTTGCAGGTTAGTATGTATAGTTACCGTTTGTTGTGCGATAGTCAGACCTGTCACCTCATGGGTGTGGTCGTGAAATGGCGGCGATGTGTCCGCCCAGTTTGATACTTCACTACCTGCTATGCTAGGAGACGTACTATATTTTCTGTCATGGTCAAGTAGATGCTCGCAGACAATTAGGTCATCTCCCTCTAGGTTGATGTCCATGTTGTCAATCCGGATCCGCAATGCCGGCGGAGGAGTTACCACTGTGGCCAGGTCAATACCCCTGGACGTCAACCCGGCTGCCTGCTTTCGTATTAAATCAATTAGCTTGCTCCCGCTCATTCTTCCGTCTCCTTCGGAGCTTCCTGGGTAGCCACTTCATCAGTCCAGTTCAGCTTCAGGCTCATGGTGTGCTGGCCGTTCTCTACTGTATGATCATCGGTATCAACATAAAAGGTGCCAACCAGGCCGGTAAGACTTTCCTTAATCTCAATGGCGATACCCGCTTCAACATCGTCCAAGCCGAGACAGGTGATGGCGGCCTCCTTGGACAGCTTTCCAAGATCCTTAAGCATATTGGCGGCCATAGTCTGGGCTTCTCCAGTTTCAATATTACTTTCTCGCTTCAAATCCTGGAGTATCCCGTATTGCTGAATCAAGCCGGCGTCCTCTATCTGTGCTAAAACCTGGTCCTTATCGCCTACAATAAGTATCCGGTTTTTCATTTCATTGATGTTCTCTGAATACGAGGCGCCGATCAGGTTTTGCCCTTCGGTGATTAACCAGCGTAAGGGTTGCTGGGCCTTCTCAATAACTTGGAGCTTGCCCTCCTTCATCCTGATCATGTACTTCTTGCCATTGCGTTTTGTGGTCTCAGTGAGGACAATGACGCACATATCAAAGATGGTCTTTTCACGCAGGATGAGCTTCTCCAGGCTAACGCCGGTCGAAACAATGTCCCCCACGGGTACCCCGAAGTCTCCGCAGAGCTTATTAATTATCGCGTCCGCTGTCATTCCCCGGAAAATGTAAGTGGCCTTGTTTTTAAGCAAATAAATAAGGTGGTCATAGGCCACCAATGAATACCCACCGTCTGTGTCCTTTTTCCTGTCGAAGATAACCCCGCGCAGAAGCTCCCCATAGTCGCTGCAAAGAACCAAAAGGCTTCCCAGCGGCGCCTCGTACTTCGGCAGATAATGGTCCCGACCGAAAGCCAGGGGGATCTCCAGCTTGCGGGCTGTCTGGCGGATGTCTCCACCCCATTTTATTGACCGTACCAGCTGGGTGATATCATAAGCGCTGCCGTCAGCCAGGGCGTTTGTTACTGTGTAGCTCATGCCGGTATCACCAACTGCTGCCCGGGCTGGATTAATCCGGGATCAGGGCCAATCGTGGCAGTATTGGCATTGTATAATTCCTGCCACCTGCTGCCGTCACCATAAACCCGCTGGGCGATCAACCACAGACAGTCATCCGGCTTTACCTCGTATGTTTTCGGGGTTTCCTTTTCATCCGGCCTGGGCGAACTCATTCCCTCCTGGCCCTGCTGAGCACCCACCTGCTTTAGCTGGATAAACCGGTATTCCCGGAGCGATAGCGTGTAAGCAACATCCCTGGTTCCGCCTTTTTCGCCATGTTCAAAATCCTCAATAGCCACGGCGATATTCACAGGGGTGTCGGTGATAATCAGCCGGACCGGGCGCTTGGTCTTGCGCCATTTCTCAATCAGGTCCACAGCGTCATAGGGGGCAGGGATTGACTGGTAAGCACAGTACGGCGCGTATCTGGCCGGGAAAAAAGAGGCAAGCTGGATTTCCGCTAATTTCTCTCCCCCAATAAGATTTAGTTCGCCCTTGTCCTGAATATCAACTACTGTGTTTTTATTGCCCGTTTTCAAACTAAACTCCCCGGGGTTGACGGGGAGTTGGAGTTTTTCTGCGAAATTGTTATAGGAGAGCCAGAATTCCATGAGATCACCTACCCTATGCCGCGCCCATATTCATAGCAATCTGGAGCAGCCTGTTTTCAACCATAGACACGATCTGATCCTCGTTCATATTGGCCGCATTAATTGTAATATTAACGGTCGGATTATTCCCACTCGTTCCTCCGCCATCAAACTGTCTATTCTCAGATGCCGTCAGAACCCGCTCACCGCGGTGTAACAATGCCGGATATTTGTCGTATGGTACGTAAGATAGGCCGGAGGCTTTTGGCTTTGCTGCTTCCTCCTGTTTGCGCCAGCTTTCTTGGAGGTCATCATATTGATTTTTTGCGTCCACTTCGCCGGATGCCCTTATAGCTGGAAAGGCAGCAATGGCTCCGCCAACCGCCAACTTGCCCCATATGCCACCAGGCGCCTTGGAACCAACCATCATCCCTACAAGAAAAGACACGCGAAAATCTGTTGTAATGGCGTCAAGTAAACCGCTGGCAAAGGCAGTCCCAAATGCAGCTCCGATCTTTAACCCAACTTCCGCCGCTTTCGGCACTACAGCGCCGGCCACTTCATCCAAAATAGCCATAAGTTTCCCGTCCCAGTCAAGGCTTTGAAAACCAGGGTCGTTAAACTTTGCTGTAATCCGATCTACGGTTTTGGTGACCCAAACCCCCATATCATCTGTAAACTTTTTAATTTCTCCACTGTGACTCTTAATAGTTTCAGCCAGCTTTGAAAACGCCGTCATTGCCAACGGGGTGATATGCTTGGCAAAAGGCAAAAAAGCGTCAGCCAAAGACAGTCCTACTTGCCCAACTTGTAGTTTTAACACTCTCATGGCGACGGCTTGCTCGTGTGCTTTCTTGGGATCGATGCCGATCCCTTTGACCTGCGAGGCCGCCTCCATGGCCATTGTGTAGTCCTGCAGGAGGGGAACAAGTTCCATCCCGCGCGGCCCTAATACTGTGGCTACGAAATCCTCTTCTTTGCCAACGTCTACAGCTTTTTGGTATGCTGCGGCCATTTTTTCTAACTGTTTGGGGATGGAAAGCAGGTTGCCTTCCGCATCGGTTAGCGACAATCCGAACTCTGACATGGCATCTGTCGCGGCGTTACCGTTTTTACCCGCTGTCTCTAAAGATTTGTCCAAGCGGACTATGGTTGATATAAGCGGTTTTGCTTCAATATTAGTTAGCTTCAACACCCGTCCCAATAAGGAAGCCTCTTCTGCCGATATATTAAGTTTAGTAGACAAAACATAGAGATTGTCTCCAGCCTCTACAGCTTTTTCTGTAAGAGCAAAGAGACCAAAGCCACCCGCAGCAAGAACCGCCAGCCCGGTTAAGGCCCCCTTAATCCTGCCTATGCTGCTGGTTATATTATCCCTTATGCCGACAATTGGGCGGACAGACATATTGCCCAGTATTTTTAGCTTTGCCATTGCCTTTGTGATCTCACCGCTGGCCTTGTCGTCGGCCTGGATCTTGGGTTTGGCTTTTGTGTTATTTAGGGTTTTAATTTTCCCCGTTGCTTTTGTTATACCGGTATCCATGTTTGTAAGAGTACCTGAAAATTGATCCTGCAAACGGATTGCCGCACCTAAAATCATATTTCCACCCCCGGGCGCCTTTCTAATTCAACCAGCATTGAGGCTAAAAGAAACATTTTTTCCCCCTCCGGGGCATTGTAAATCTCGGACGGCATACGGCCACGTTGTACATAGTAGTGAATCATGGCCGCCTCGCCGCCCGTCTCGATTAGTTTTTTATGTCTTCAATGTCCACCACAGAGCCCTTGATATATCCGGACAGCCTCAAGATGCTATTGTAAACCGTCAGTATTTCACCCCCGAGAAGGATTGCGCTAACAACATCGACGGGTCTGGCTATGCCATACTTGTCCCGAAGTTCCTTGTTTTTGAAGTCAGGGTCGGTGGCCAGGGTATATATGGTCCACTTCATTTCTTCGGCGTCGCTGCCGCCGGCGTTGTCGCCTATTTCTTTCAGTTCGTCCAAAGTCGCGGCCCGGTAAACAACAAAAAACGGCTGCCCAAGTTTCTTAGAAAGCCGCTTGATCTCCACTTTGCCAGTAGGTATATCCTTAATCTTTGCCGGGTCAGCTGCTAAGAGCATATCTAATGTCTGTCCCATGGGTTAATCCTCCCTCGGTGTAATTGTATCAAGGGGCTCCCAGTCGGTGAAGGTAAAAGGCGCTTCAATTTCACCCTTCTTCTTGACCTCCCAGTCAGACAAGGTCAGGTCATCAAAACTTGCATCTTTGATTAATACCCGCTCTGAGCCATAGGCCGCAGGGTCTTTCAGCGCGGAAAGAATCTGGAACCGGAGTTCTTTCCCGACCTTTAGATCAGCGGAGATTTTTTGAATCATCCGGCTGTTAACTTTATAAAGTTTAATACTACCCTTGCCCTTGTAACTCAAGATCTTGGTGTCGACTCCCAGCTTGCCACACACCGGAACGTCTTCCTTGTCAATGTCTACCTTGGCATTAAGGCCAAAGCACTCCGAAACCTTGTCTCCGTCCAGCCATAGTTCGCCAAAGGTACCGTTTATTATGCGCTTAGTTTGAATTGGCAATTAGTCCACCTCCTACAGGTTTACTTTTAAAGTCACGTCCTCGATCGCATCCAAGGGCCGTAATGTGCTGACCAAGAACACCTTATCCCTGGTGTTCGCCTCTTTGATCTGCTGCACTGTCATGTTGTCCGCATCTTCCCCTATTGATTTGAGGTAGGTTTTCTGAGCCGCCACGTCGATTTCACACTTGTTTTTGCCAGGGTCAAGGATGCGTTCCTGCTCAAGAAATTCGTAATAGGCATTGATGGCTGCGATTAACAGGAGTTTGTTCTCGTAGCTGTTCTGGTACGAGCCAATGTAATGGTCCTCAATGGTGGACTTGACATCGGTGTAGACCATGTCCAGGATCCGGACCAACTTTATTTTCTTCCAGTCGGCACCCTTATCCTCAGTAGTGGTGGTCAGGCTGGTTACTCCGCGAGCTATTTTTACCTTTTCGCCGTCATGGTAAAGGATCAGCTTGCCGGCATCAACCTTGGTGTCTGCCTGGGCCTTGGTCAGGTGCGGAACATCTGTAACTTCGGTCAGCACCCGGTAGGTCGGAGCTACAGTTAAAGCAAGTCCCACGATAAGACCGGCAATCCGGGCGGAATATTCGCTCGCTGTGTAAGTAGCAGCACCAACTGTCGCTTCGCCAGCAACGTCAGCCCCATCCTCAATCACAAAGTCAATAACCGCCTCGTGATCTGCCGCATTGCCGGGCAGTACCACCATAATCTTGCGCTCTTTGATATCCCTCATGCCCTTGGCCCAGGTTGCAATAGCGGCGACATCTTCGGCTGCTATACCTGGGATGCAACCAATATTCCACAAAATTGTCTCCAGGTAGTTTAGGGCATCGTTATAGTTGGCATCTGTAGCCGGTATTACCACTGCCTTGACCATCTTGGGCACACCGGCAAGGGCATCCTCCAGATACTGCTTATTGGTAGCGGTAAGCGCCTCGGGGATATCGGCAGAGTCAAGTATCGGATATTCAGTTACAACTGCAACAGCTGCATCTTTTAATACCACGGCCAGGATGCCAACCGCGCCGCGCTCAATGGCGGCTATGGCTTTAGATTCAAATGTGATTATTACGCTGGGAAGTCCCATTTGCTTTCCTCCTTAGCTCAGAATTATTTCGCCTGTCTTTTGCAGGTGTTGGATATCCTGCATCAGGTCGTAGGTTTCGCCCGGCCTGGTCCATTCGGCTTCAAGGCGGACGGCAATATATACTTCCGCGTCCCTGGGGCCACCCTCCACCTCCGTGATATGATAGATGACGGCAGGCCTTGCAACCTCGTCATCCTCGTTTTTGATCTCCGGGCTGGTCAGTGTCATTGCGTCCATGAGCGCGGCCTTCAGAGTATCTGAAGCACTATACTGGTTAAATTTGTCCGGGTTTCCGTCAGCATCCACCGGGGCAAAGTAAACTATCTGCCAGGTGGTCCGGGACTGGTACATGACTTTACATAATTCATCGTTGCTGGCCGTGGCCAGGTCAATAAAAAAACTGGGCCGTTTGAACCCAGGTGGGACGCTAGTTACATAGAGCCGGGTAACGGTTGGAAATTTAGCTTTAAGAAACACCCTTATTGCATCAAGACTAGCCGCTAACATCCATACCCAGCTCCTTCCCCATATGGCGGACAAAATCTTTTAGTAGAGCCGGCAGATCCTTCTCGGTTTCTTCCAGGCTTTTTTTAAGGTAGAACTTGCCGGAGACAAAGCCAATTTTCTCTTTTGCACCGTCCCTCTTTACAACGATGGCATGTCCCTCTTCGACCATCTTAGCGTAATATTTATCAGTATAGACCGTTACAGTGTCGCCTTTTATCTTTGTCCTGTAGGACCTGCGGAGTTTTCCGGAAACCTTTTGAGTTGCCCTTCTTACGTACTTCCGGAGCAGGTTGCCGGCCTGCCTAACAAGCTTTTTATGCTCCTTGGGTGCCTTGTCCCGAATAACGCCCAGCAGTCTCTTTTCCCAAACGGTAAGATCTACAAAGTCGGCCATCAGTCAAACACCTCAGAACACATCAAATGAATCTCCTCATGTCGTTCGTCAACATCAATTGGAGGAGATTCGATTTTAAAGACGCGGGCGCCATACTTGACCCTCATTCCATGGTCAAGGCCTTCCCGATAGCGTATTCGGATCCGAACCGTGAGCTCCGGGGTAACATTTTTACTCAGAAGGTATTCTCTCCCGCGCAGCGGTTCGATCGCTGCCCAAACCGTAGCGTAATCCCCCCATCCAACTGTAGGAGTATTGTATTCATCCATGGTTTCCTTCTCGTACTGAATGGTTATTCTGTGCCTAAGATCACCCGGGTTCACAATACACCACCACCATCTTAAAGGCCTAATTGGATTAACATCATATTTACAATTGGAGATATCTTCTCCCCGACTTTGCCGGTAAACGGAGACCTTTTATCATATAGATCCCCGATAATTAGCAGGCATAAAATCTTTGCCCGTTTGTTTGTGCCGTCAAAAGTCTTACCTGTCATGTCTGTGATAAATTCCTCCGTTGCTTCGATAAGCAAATTAATATAGTCATCATCATCAATAATATCTACCCTTAAATGCTGCTTTGCTTCTTCTAGCGTTATGATCATTCAATTCACTCCCCTTTAGCAGGGAGGAGAAGGGGCTATCCCCTCCTCCTATACAATCAAGTAAACGTCAACAATTTTGCCGCTTAATGCGCTGTTCAGGTCAATGGTGTTAGCCTCCAGGACTGTTGCGCTAAGGGTTAAAGTCGGCGCTGTGCCTTCGATAGTATTGTCAAGATACGTTGCCAGTATGGTGTTGTGGGCCAGCTTGTAGGGCAGTCCCAGCTTTTCGCCCCATCCAACGCTCACGGTATCTGTGCCCGCGTGAGTTTCAACCGGCAGGTCAATCTTTGTAACCGTCTTAAATGCTTTTGCACCCTCGACGGCAGTTGCCCCGTTCAGTGCAACTGCTTCAGAGATAACCTCACCGGCGAAATTTGTTCCATGTATTGTGACGTTCCCAGCAATGCCGGCGGCGTTGCCTTTGACAATGATACTCCTCGGTACGGCCGGGTTTGTTATTGCGGTTGTCACTTCCTGCGTTGCATCAGTTAATGCAATTGCGGCATGTACGCCAGTGTTGCTTGCGGCCACTGCAGCTGCAGCGCTGACCTGGAAGTGAGCCAAAAACGCCCGGTCAACAGAAACGCCGGGGGCATCTGTTTGAATCTTCTGGCCCATTTTATGGTTGTAAGGATACATGGGCTTATACCTCCTGCTTGAATATTTTACGATTGACTAAGCAGTAATAAAGGCGGAAGAGAATTTAATCTCCCCGCCTATACCAGCTTCTTAAGCGCCTTTCTTGATGATAACCACACCGTTCGGATCGATGAGCTTGCCGTCAGCAATAAGGATCGCTTTGTCAACCCACTCGTTGGTGTCGTGATCCAGGTACCGGAACATGGTCATCTGCATATTGCTATTAACGCCGTAGTTTTTCAGGTTGCAGTATACGGCAACAACATTACCGGTGGAGGCGTCGTCATAAGGAGAAACTACATCGTCCTCAACCTGGATCACTTCTTTGCCGCCAAACCTCTCCTGCGGTCCATCCGCAATCCCGTAGTTTATCCTGCCTACTGGCTGGCCGTTGGCATCGACCATACCGTCAATGTAGCCCTCGAAGGTTCCTGAGGCCATGATAAAGGCGGCGCCGGCTTTGTATTTGAGGGGCATTTTTGCAAACACTTTCTTTTTCCACTGGTCCCATGTGACAAAATCTGACGAGGACAGGGTAACAATTTGCGCTGCGGGGACCCTGGTATCCTCTGTGATCCCAAGGAATTTCCCGGTACCGTTGCCGCCAACTATTGCAAGGTCTAATCCCTGCACCATTGCCTCCGTAATCAGGTCAATTATTGTGTTTTCAAAACCAGTCAGGGTTACGGTGTCAGAGAGCAGTGAAACAGATACCTTGCACTCAAGTCCATAATAGCTGAAAGATATGTTTGTGTTGGCCTGGACTTTCTTTTTGTCGGATGGGGTAGTTTCACCTATCCAAGTCGCGGTCGGCTTCAGAGACAGGATGGGAATTGTCACGCCACCCTTGATGTTCAGCTTCCTCACACGGCTGAAAACCTGGCCATACTCGGTTACTTTCCGAATAACCTCGTTCAGGATCGTGGTGGGAATCACAGCACTGACATCAGTCGTGGTTGTCATCGCATCAACCCGAAGCTCCGGGGTGATTTCTCCGGCTTTGGCGAACTTCATAAAGGCGTTCCTGTACTCAAGGGTTGCGTACCGATCTTCTGGTTCTTCGGCTCTGGCAGCGGGCGGGCCGCCCTGACCATGACCTATGCCGTAGGTGCCAAGTACCCTAGCCGCGCCAACGGGGGCGGCACCTCTTTGCTCGGGAGGATCAGCGGGAGCAGGAGCCGCGGCCGGCGCAGCCGGTTCATCCGGGATAGCGTCAATCATGCTGCGAAGTTCATTAATTTCGCCGTTGATGGCTTCCATTTCAGTGTTTATGCTTCTCAGTTCTGCAATGTCCTCAGTCGCATTGGCCTTAGTGCCAAGTTCGGCTTTGCGTGCTTCTTTTTTAGCAAGCAGGGCTATTAGTTTCTTTTTCATGTTTTGTACCTAACCTTTCATCAGAATTTGGGCTCTTAGTTTCATGCGCTCCAGCTCGTTCTTTTCGTTCTCCAACGTAGACCGGGCATTCTCCAATACCCTGGCGGCATTATCCAATACCGCTTGGTCCCGAGCGTTTATGTCAGTGCCGGTATACGCCGGGTAATTTACGGCGCTTACCTCACGGACTTTCTTAATTTTGGTGACATGTCTTAATGGCATGTCCTTATCAAGGTCCTCCCAGCGCTCTTCCTGCACGTAAAAAATAAAAGACATCCCGTCGATATCCCCACGCTTTACAGCGCTGTATAAGCTTTTTGACTCCGCATTCGCTTCAACATCCAGGTCGGCTTTTATGTAGAGCCCTTTTTCGTCGATGACTAGTGTCATCGTTGAGCTGCCGTTGTTTCTGCGGCTCCTGGCCAGAGGTATTTTATCGATCCAGCCATGGTTGACGCTAAACAACACATCGTCAAAGTCACAGTTATCAAAGGCACCGCGCTCGATGATTTCATAGAACCAGTTGCCGATATTGGTCTTTTGGTCATATACGGCCGGGTGTCCTTCGATGTATGTGCCTTCGTCCACTGCCCTTAAATCAGCGATTCCAAAACTGCGGATTACCGGCTCGCTTTTTACAGGCAGCTTTTTATTTTTCTTCACCTTTTTTAACCTCCGTTTCTTTCATTCCGGCCCGTTTCATCTGGTAATCATTTGATATTGCAACATCTATGTAGTTGAGACTCATGTTGCGCACGTTGCCGCCCTCGTAAGGTGGATAGCCGAACAGCGCTAGTAATGCATTATTTGTTAGCGCCCCACGATTACCCAGGATATCGGCCACCGCTATTTTGTTCTTAGTGTTGGTGAATAGGAGCATTTGGGGATAGAATACTATCTCGTTCCCAACGTCAAGTTCCCGCTGAGTAAATACTGTCTTTGAAAATGCCTGACCCAGGCCTATGATTATGGGCTCCAGTGTCTTTTCATAGAAGGCCTGGTATTGCTCGTCGGTAAAGTCTCCGGTCAGGATCGGGACAGATACCCCATAGTAATTCAGGACCTTGCTCTGCAGAAAATCCAGGGTGTCTTTGTCGATAATTTTAGGGTCTGGATTCAGTGGTATGTAATCACCCTTTAAGTCCAAGGCAACAATACCGGTGGTCCCTGTACTGATCGCATTATTAAGTCTATCTCGTTCTGCCTGCTGCTTTTCATCGTCAAGCATTGTATTGATTTTCAGGATTCCACGCATGGTAAGCGTTGTTTTAATCGCCTTTTCAAGCCCCTGGAGCACCGTGTCGTTAATTGAGAGCACCTTTAACAGTGCAGCGTTATCCGGCTGCCCATTCATACCTCCGCCCATGATGTCATTCATGGAAAATTTCTTTCTCAGGTGAATAACATCAGAATAAAGCAATGTGAAATTGTCGCCGTTGGGAAAGCGCAGTTCAACAAAAAGCCTCCCGGTTGTGTCTTGAAGAAATGTCACTGTAGCAGGGTTAAGCGGGTAGAAGGCTGTATAGTTCCTGGTGATATTACCCCTGGTATCCTCCACCCATTCATACATGGGATAAATAAAGGCGTTATAGTTCATAAACAGCAGCCATATGACCTTTTCAATAAAGTCACTGGTGGTCATTAGCTCGTTCGGAGAAAATTTAAACAGCCTGTTAAGGCTGCTTTTGACGTTTACTTGCATTTCGTTGTTGTCGGTTCTAATGTGCTTTGGCATCAACTTGCTGCATTCGGTAGCAATTACATCAATGCACATTTGGACAACATCTGAAGCATAGATATTTTGGCCGAACTGGCTGAAAATAGGGCTGTAGCCATTTAGTAGTTTGGCATATTGCATCTGCTGCCTGTCGCTTTTAGAAAAGATACCCTTGAAAAAATCCTTTAGGGCCACTTCATCACCACCGTTCTGCTTGAATTATGCCGCTCTTTTTACAAGCTCAAGAAACTCTGTCCGGTTGTCAATATAGATTCTATAAGCAATGATAGTCGTCACGGCACCATCGATTTTTTTGTCTTCTTTGCCTTGTATCTTAACCGGCATAATTTCCTCTTTGGAGTTAATATTAAGTGCAGTGTTTTCAAGGCACCATTTATCTATGGGGTGATCATTGTAAACTATTAACTTGCTTTTTAAGTCTGTTTCAACCAGCTTCATAGGTTCAGACATGCTGCCCCATTCCTGGGATACCCTTTTGCATTCAAAGCCATAATCTTCTTCCATTTCTTTGACCCAGTATATGGCTGACCACTTATCATAGCCGGTCTTATAGGTTCGTATCCCGTAGTTCTTATACAGATCAGCATACCATTTAGTGACCAGCCTAAAGTCGTTCTCGTTTCCCGGGGATATGGTTATCAAGCCCTGCCTTATCCAGTCTTTGAATTTTGGCAGGTCCTCTTTGGGCAGGGTTTCGAGTTTAGATTCAGGTATGAAATATTGCTGGTAGAAATATTTTTTATCGCTGCCTGGTTTCATCAATAGGATCCTGGAACTGGCCAGGTCTCCGGTTTTGGAAAGGTCTGTTGCTCCTATTGCAAAACAGTTCCTAAAATCTTCGATGTTAAAGGTTTCGGGGTTTATTATGTCTTCCGGCATTAGCCATGCGCTTGCGTTGTTCTGCTTAATATTAAAGTCCTTGGCCAGCACGAAGGCCCTGGTTGACTTACTGGTTTTGGCTTCCTCGACCATGCCCCTGAGATAGCCCCATCTTTTAATTGTTCCAAGGCCCGGGTTAGATTTTACCCAGCTTTTTTCATCCTGCCAGATCTCGGCCTCGCTGTCCTGAGTGTAAAGCCATATGAGCCATCGCGGCCGGTCGAGCTCTTCGTTAAGTACCTGCCGGGCTTCCTTCAGTCGGCTGTCCAGATACCCGTCATTAGTGAATCCCTCAGTTGTAATCTCCCCGTAAATCGGTTCTTCTTGCGTTGATAGTGCCTGCCGTATAGGCATAATCGATCTGTCGTCTTTGAGTTCATGCCCTTCATCAACGGACCCGACGCCGATGTTTTTACCCTCTTTAGCACCGGTTTTTGCTGATATTTTGCGGATATTGCCCCTGTTCTTGTATGAGAATTTCCCGGTATGCCTTGGCTTTTTGGGGTTGCCGAAAAATATACCTTTGATGTTTTTGCGTGTTACCTTGTTGAGCGCCGGGCTCTGCTCGCGCATTGCATCAATGGCCTGAAACATGAGATCGGCTTGCTCATAGTCATTGCTTGAGCAAAGTATTTTAATTCCTACTGGTCCACAAAAGAATTCTGCAAGGTCTTGCGCCGATACAAAAGGGGTCTTGCCATTTTTACGACCGATTAGAAGCAAGAAGTCCTGGTATTTACGAACCCAACGGCCAACTTCATCATCGTAAATCTTGAAAATATAAAAAGCCTCGATAAAGGCTTTCTGAAAGAGCATCATAATGAAAGGCTTTCCAGCAAACGGGGCCTCGTAGTGCCTGCACTGGGTTTCGATAAATTTGATACGTTTATGGGCTTCCATGAAATCAATCCGGATATCTGGGTCGTCAAAGTGTTCAATCAGCATGTCCAGTTGCTGCATTAGTTCATGGCCGATCAGGATTTCGCCGGACTTGCACTTATGGATATATTCCAGCAGCCAGGAGTGGGTGCCATTATAATCTGTTCTCATTCGAACTCATTCAGATCATCATCTTCTTCAACCATGCTTTTGTTAAGCACACCGTTGAGTGTCTTTATGACCACGGCATACGTATTTACGTTTTTAAGATACTGCTTTGCTGCTTCAATGGGCTTCTGAATCTCCGGGTGCTGCGGGTGGACCTTGACCATTCCGGTTGTCGCTATGGACTGTCTCAGGTCAGAGTTCTCAGCAGCCAGAAAAGCAGCATCCTCAATAAGACCCTCAACCAGCTTCGCCTTGGGGAGATCGACATCTTTGAATAACTCGGTCAATTTCATCAGTTCTTTTTGATAAACCTCGGTTTTTGACATGAGTCTGAAAACCTCCCAGGATTTTCAAATTTTTCAGCATGTGTGACAGAAGGGGTCCCCCACCGGTCCCTGTACAAAAATAATTCCCCATCACAAGGGGGGGCTATGCCGTGTAATTATTAAACCACTTCTCAATATATCCGCACCATTCGTCCTTCCGGTATCTCCTTGCCTCATCTACCTCAAGCCTTCTAAGGCACTCGTCCTTGCTCACATCACAAAAGATTAGCTCAGCGCCCAGGTCATCGGCCAACTTATCCCTCTTGTACTTATCAGCATAGCCGCCAATTACCCAGGCCTTATTCCACTTACCGTATCTGGTTTTGATGTTATCAATTAGTAAGTTGTGTATGCCCCTGATATTAGCCAGTAGGTTATCCGGTTTGTCATAGTCCGGCAGCATTGAAACCGAACTGTACAGCCGGTCCATATCGACGACCAAATCTCCCCGGCCCATATATTCCTGCACGAATGAGCTCTTGCCTGAAAGTGGCGGGCCGAAGACAACAAATACATTGTGCTCCTGGTGATAGCCAAAGCGTTTATGTATATTATTGTGGCAATCGTGATGGACAACCAGTACATTGCCAGGATTAAGCGATATCAATACATCATGAACATTCTCGGGCGTAAGCTCAATAATGTGGTGCAGTGTCAGTTCTTTTGCCCTGGTCACCAGGTTGCCGCAATGCTCACAGATCAGGCCCCTTTGGCTTACGATCAACAGCCTGAACTTTTGCCAGGTTTCCGAAGCTAGGAACGTTTTTATAACTGTGTATTTCGCCATATCAAAAATCCTGTCTATTAACTATTCTTTCTTTTAACTCAAAAAGTTTTTTATCTATATCGACCTTCTGCGGATTATCCATCCAGTTCTCCTTATCCCGGTTCTTTAGCACAATGGCGCACGCCCCTACGTCAGGCGGTATATATTTTGTGGTTTTCTCTGTATAGGTTATAACCTTTTCGCCATCCTCTTTTATATATGTCTTAATTTCAATATATTCAAAGCCCAGCGCCCGTTTATGAAGTGCGTTCTCAACAGCAGCGATAGAAACAGCCTTTCCCCTTTTTAGGGTGTTCATAATGTCAGGATAGCGATTTTTGTAATCGTTTAAGGTGTTGCGACTTATGCCAAGGTTCTTGCATATCTGCTCCTCTGTCAAACCGTCCCTGGACCACTTCTCTATTAGAGGCAGCTTTTCTTGAACCTGTGGCCATTTACTCTTAGCCATATAACTCACCTTTTGTTTTTAAACCCTGTTCGGTATATTTATATATGTGTAGCGGCATGCTTGCAATGGTTCCAGCCGGTATTCTAACGCAAGCAAACACCGCTGTTGTTTGCATGGCTGTTCGCTCATTGACCGTCTTTCCGCACACAGTGCTGCCGAAGAAAAAACTGTAGGCACTGCCTAGCAGGCTGTTGGCCACAGGCTTGTCTCTTGATTTAAATAATCTGCCAATTATCGGTATTTGCATTTTGCCACATCCTAAAATTGGGCATGAAAAAAGCACCCATCTATGAGTGCTGTGATTTTTATTTAAAGTAATTTTCTATTTTCTCCATTTCTGCTTTGTATAAAGAATCAAATTTTTGCTGTTTCGTTTTTATTAAAAACTTATTAATAAATTCTGTCCATCCTTTAATCATATCAATAAATCCTATGATTCCTATAAACATTAAAAATAAAGGTAAATATAAAATTATATTATTTGTTCTGGTTTCGAAATATTGATAGCTATAAAGACCGATGCCAGCTAGAACAAAAAATACTAATATTGTTATTTCTATGGCCTTTATTTTTTTATAATATTTTTCACTTCCATCGATACAAAAGGATTCGGCTTTTTCTATCGCTCTGCTCTTCTTTCTTTTTTCTTCATTTATTTTTCGCGTTAATTCTTCTATGTCTCGATCTTTTTCTTTAGTCAATTTTTTGACGTAATTGTCTTTTATTTGTAAAACCAGGTTTGAATTTATTTTATCCGGATAATTTTGTGATAGTTCTGCAAGGTCTTTTCTAATCACATGTTGTGTTCTAATCAGTACAGCTTCTTTTTCGGTAAGCTTTCCTTCTTTTTCAAGCAATTTGACTTTTTCATTGAATGCCTCCAAGATTTCATTAGATGGTTTTATCGCGGAATATGCATTTTCTAATAACTTTATTGTAGGCAAATCACTCTTTTTATCAAACGACCTTAACCATAAAAGTGCTGTAAAGTCCATTTCGTTTATAACAAAGCTAATCTCGCCTTTAGAAAATCGCTCTTTGAAAAATTCATTTACAGATTTTGTTATCAAATAGTTGTGCGTAGTAAATATTGCTTTGCATGATTCTATCCCGACATTTCTTGTTTTTCCTCTCAATCGACTTATTGCAGATATGGAGTCAATATCTCTGTCTAAGCTTTCGTTTTTTGGTCGCTTACCGTCCTGTTCAAACGACTGTTCAAGATGTTTTTTTAACTGGACAACATCGATAAAACCTCTGTTTTCCAAATTTTCTTCGCTTGAAACATTTTGATTAGGGGTCTCGGCAATCATTACATGGATTTTTTTAAGATTAATAGACAACGCATCTCTTAATCTAATAACATCAACTTCTTCATATGCATTTCTATCAAAATATTCTAAATTCATTGTTGGCCTAGATAAAGGATCTCGTGCATATTTTGTCAGGATACCAGCCACTTCATCTATAGTATGTTCAAATACTCTTAATAATCCGCCACTTTCTATAATTAATTTCAGCAACTCATTGGTAGCAATCTTATCTTCCTGCAAATGATATCCTAATGCATTAATTATCAATCTTGTATCTAAGTATACTTCTGTCTTTTTTAGTTTTGAATCCAATGTCTTTTTCTGATCTGTACTAAAATAATATATGCATTTATAAACAAAAAAACCTTTTACAATTTCTAATATACTCTTAAAAACATCAGATTCTTTTTCATACTCATCAATAATAAAACGAGCAACATTATAATTATTATGGTCGGTTTTTGTCAATTTTTTAAGCACATCAAAATTTGCAAGTACTGAATACCCATAATAATCCATGAAATTAATGAATATTTTTTTTACGCTTTCATGTGTCACTTTTTTCACAAAAGTTTTTTCATCAAAATAATTCTTTAAACTATTCATTACATCTTCTAATGATTTACTGATTATTTTTTGATTTAATTCAAACCTACTTGAATCATATGCTTTTATCAGATA